TTCTGCTTGATCTATACTTAGGTGCGTGTTATCTATTTCTTTTCCTCTAGCGTTAGCCATTTATAACTCCATATACTATTGCGTTTAATATTAAGGTTGCTACTACTACTATCATCATAGTAAGCAACAATGATTCTCCTTCATTCATACATCAATACCTTTCTCCTCATAGTACTTACCTACATGGTAAGCAGCAGCCTCATATAAGTCGGTTAGGTTATCGTTTAAAGTATCTTTAGAAACCTTAGCATCTTTCAATGCATTTATTAAGTCGGTTGCAAGATCAGTACATGCTGCATCATACCTTCTATCAACTAGGTTTCTAGTTCTTTCAGCTTGTTTTTGTAGCAGCTCATGCTGTGAGGCTAGTATAGTATCCATAGTCTCAACAATTTGTTTTTGAAGTTTAGATTCTCCTAGGTTTTCAGCTTGCTTTATACTTTCACGAACTAAACTAAAAGCATTTCTATATGCTTCAGCTACTGCTTCATTATTAATTTTAACTGCTTCTTGCGCTAAGTTATCTAACGCATCGGTGGTTTGTTTAAATGCCATTCTTATAGACGGAAACTTTAATAAGTTATTAGTCATCATATGCTCCTATATCTTCTAACTCGTAATCAATGGGTGCTTCTACTGGTAAATCAATTAGGTGAAAGTGTCTTGGGTATATGTGCAAGCTCTGAGCCTGCCATACTATCTGACCTGATACTAAACCAAGATCATCACACAATCTACGCAAGACGGTTTGTTGCCAAAACAAATCATTTATGTAGCCAAAGACAGCATCGTTAGATCTCATTTGTACTACAGCGTGTAGCAGTTCTCCTTTTCTGTAATAGGTTACTGCATTGGTACACACAAAATCATTCTTACCATGCTCTCTGTATCTAGTATGCATATCTTTATTTGTGTAAATCATTGTAGCTCTACGTGAGTGAGGGTTTTCTTTCAGCTCCCGAAGTACGTACTCATATTGACTTCCGTTAAGAGCACTATACACGAGATAGCCATAATTAGAATTAACACTGCCCTTACTATTCGCTGCATACTCTTTCCAAATGACTGGTATTTTTCCATATTCTTTCTTTAACTCCCTAAGATTTAAGCTGAGCGTGTCATACCATCTGACCTCAGCTTCTTGATATTCACGATTTGCTTTACCGAATATTGTCGGTTCTGTTGCTAAAAAGCTAGCACCTATCATCTCAATGTTACCATCGGGTTGTATGTCTTTATCCCGATACATATCAATAAATGCTGTACGTATATCTTTTACGGTGTTGACCATTCCACTACCTTTCCTGTATTCCATTTAGCTGCTTCTTCTTGTGCAGCCTCTTTAGTATCAAACAACTTTACGGGTGTTTCATTACTCCACATTGAGCCTTCCTTGACGTATTCAGTTCCATCATCGAAAGGCTCTATTACTATTGCATACAGTATCAATCGTTTACAAGCTCCTCATTTTCTAAATGCTCTTGTTGTGAATGTCGGTTTAACCAAACAACACAACGTGCTGCATAATTAATTAGGTCTCTAAGACAATCATCGGCTGTGTCATAGTTTACGTGGCCTTGTTGTTCCATAACAGATCTAAAGCGTAACATTTTAGTTGTTAGCATAGTATCAAACGACTTCCATCCATGTGGGTAATAGTCATCATCACATACTGAACCACCTTGGTAGTCTTTACCTTTACGTACCATTAGATCTACGCATTCTTCTAGTACTTTTGTTGCATCGTATAAGTAAGTTTCTTTTGTCAATGTAATGTCTCCTTTACTACGTCTTCTGATATAACGCTTTGTTTAACACATTCGCTTAGTAATCTGCTAATAGTATTCCATTCCATTTTTTCAGATCGGTATACAAAAATAGCAATGGCGAGCAATACGCCCGCCACTGCAAATGGATCATGTTCTTCTTCTGTTAACTCTACTACAGTTTGCATAATACGCTCATGAACTTTATATGTAGGATTTACTGTCATACCGCGGTTATCTCTTC